CTGTGGTTTGCGGCCGCTGCAAGCCTTGTGGGCAGTCTAGTAGGTCTACGGTGCGACTTTGGTGCGTATGACGAGCTCGTAGGCCGGATAGTCGGCGCCGCCGTAACTGACGGTCGTTGGCCGTGCTGTGTTAAGGCCGATTTTGGCTTCCCGAATGAGATCAGCCAGGTCAAGCAGCTGGTCAAGTGTGCGGTTGTCGCCAGTGCCCATACCGACGATGACGACGCGGAATTCCATGTCTGCGACAACGTTGCTGGCCATCTGGATGCTTGGCGCCTCAACGATTGCGCACGGCACATTGATGTTGCGCGGATCATTGAACACTTTTAGCCCGGTAATCGTGCCGAGCTTGGTTACGAGCTGATCGTAACCTTCTTTAAACAGCGTGTCAGGCATCAGGCCACCTGCGGCTTACCGACTCCGAGCAAGCGAAGTATCTGACCGTAGTTGCCAGTTACCGGGCCACCTGTAGCCAACGGATCAAAGCTGGCGAACGCTTCGGTGCTGCCGCGCTCGCGGTACAAAATGGCCGCGTATTGCACGGTGCCCAGTCGAGCCGCGCCATCGGGCACGGTGCTTGGCGAATCCCAATAGCCGGCTTCTTGGCGTCGACGGAAGCAGAAAGCATTGGCGGCCGCAAGCGCCATGTTGGCAACGTCAAGGTCGGCGCTGGGATTGGTAAATGTAAAGCCGAGGTAGTCCTCTAAATCAGCCAAGACAATCCACGTGCAGGTAACCGAATAGGTCGCTGTGCCGATGGCCGCAGCGCGCTCCGCGTCGTCTGTAGTGAGCGCAAACAGCACCTGATTAGGGATGATGCGATTGGTGTCAAACGTGTAATCGCCCTGGTCGGTGACGCCAGTGAAGTAATACTCGGGCAATGCAAGAATCTTGTGGCTGCCATTCCATGTGGCATTAACACCAGCAATGGTGATGCTTTGGCCGACCTCAAATTCGAGAGGTTCCAGCAACTGAACGATGGCAACGTTGCTGACCACCTGCTTATGGGTGATCGTGTACGTCGCCACCGTTCAGTGTTCCCTGGAGGAAGGAATCAGCTGGATCAGGCGATTTCGACGAACTTGCTGGCATCGAGCATCAAGGTCGCAAGATAGCCGCGGAACTTGATGATGCGTGACAGCGAGCCATCGGTCGCTTCGACTTGGATTGCACCCTTCTGCTGTTCGTAAATCTCAAAGCCGTCAGCCGCGCCGATTGCGAGGAAGTCGCTCTCGTATGGGCACACCACGACTGAGAGGCCGAAGGCATTGGCCGACAACGTGCCGGGGGCGACGTTGCCAAAGGCGTTCATTGGGCCGACCTGTGGGAACAGCGGTCGGTCAGCGGTGTCGCTGAGCTGACCAAGTGCACCCCAGAACGAAGGCGACGCGAACAGGTGCGTCGGCAAGTGCGTGCTGGCGTTGAGAATGGTCTGCGACGCGCCGTAGATCCAAGCTGCCCATTCAGCCGGGTCGGTTACATCAAACGCAGCGCGAGTCGTGGTGATGCCGGCCTTGAGCGCGGCTTCAACTGCATCCTCGGTCTGCTTGCCGTATTCGCGTGCCATGTCGTCGACGAGCGCGCTGAGAACCTGCGGCTCGCTCCAGTCAATGTCCTCCTCGGACAGTTTGACGTAGCCGCCGTAAACGGCCTTCGTGACATTTTCCTTGGCCACGACAAATGTGCCTGCATCGAGCGGCTGGTTTTCGCCGTTGCTCAAACCAATCGTGGTGTGCGTGGTGACCTTCGGGCGCGAGAACACTTTGCCGCCACCGGGCATGGCGCGAGCGCCGATTGCGTCGATGACTGGGCGACGACCGATGAGGTTGTTGTAGACCGGGCCAAGAATTGGCGTCGGCAACAGACCAGGCGTGTCGGTGGTGACCACGTCGGGCGCAGCGGCCTTCAGGTTGGCGAGGAACTCTGCAGCAACGGAGCCACCCTGGCACAGCTTGCTGATGTATTCGCCAGCGCTTGGCATGACGAACTCTTTCTTGGGTGCAGCGAACAGCATTTGCGGTGCCGGTGCTGGTGCTTCAACGGCTGCTTCGACCTTGTCTGACATTGGTTGGTTTTCCTCTCGCGGTGGTTCGGTCGCTGCAACATCTGTAATGGTAGCACCCTTAAACGCTGGTTGCGTCACAAGGCTGAGCTCAACCCAATCGGCTTTGGCAATGACCATCGTGCCGTTGTCGTCGTACCGGGCATCAATGACATCAACACCGACTGAAACCGAGTCAACGGCTTGGTCTTTGATGAGCTCGATCATGTCGTTGCCTTCGCTGGTGGCGCTGATTCGCGCCGTGAAAACCATGCCTTTTTCGCTGTCAACACGGCCGGTAACGACGCCGACAGGCTGGGTTGAGTCGTGGTATTTGAGCAGCTTGGGCTTTTTGCCGCTGATTGGGAGGCTGCCACGCTCAAAGCGCACGCGCGTGCCATCCGAGACGGTGGCTTCAACGTTCCAGGGCACGGCAATGCCCGAAATGGTGCGTGGTGACTCGCCATCCTCGGCCAGTACGAATGTGTCGTCAGCTGTCAGTCGAATCATTGTCATCCTCGGTTTCGTTGGTAGGTGCCCGACCAGGTGCAGCGTTGTCCTGGTCGGGCTCCATCTGTGCTTCCTCCAAGTATGACTCTACGTCGAGATAAATGTAGCGGCCGCGTGGCGTCACGTTATTCATGCTGAGCGTCTGCTCAATGCAATCAATGAATGGCTTGGCGCCGAATAGGTACAGGTCTTGGCGTGCTTGCAAAGCGTTTTGGTACGTCATGCCTGAACCTGACGGTGCGCCCACAAGGTACGGAGGAATGTTTGCAAGTCGCGCCATTTCAAGCGCTTGATAGGTACGTGCTTCGGTCAACTGAAGTTTGCTTGGATCCATGTAGGACTCTTTCCAATCGACGTACTGGTTTAAAGCGGCGATGGCGTTGTTGTTGCGAGCTTCAGCGAAGCCAGCTGCCAATTCGCTGAGCTCCTCGGCGCTCAACGGCTCGCCTTCGGTCTGCTTGAGCACACCGGCTGGTGTTTGGTTGCGTGCGAAACGCTCGGCGCTGGTATCAAGGTTGACGTTGGTGCGAATCGCCCTAGCACCCATTGACAACAGGCCTTGAATCGGGCTGATGAATTGAATGACATCATTCGGGTTGAGATCGAGGCCATTAAACGTGACTTGCTTGCTCGGGCCCCACCACTGTGGGCCGCCCTGGTCACGAGTCTGCACGTCAGCAGCTGGAATCCAAGTGAATGTTGCCGGGAATCCGTTGCCGAAACGGCTGGTGACTACCCAGAATGCGCGACCGTAGAAAATCAAGTCGTCGGTAGTCCAGCTCATGATGAAGTTGCGTGTGACGTTTGGATCAGGCTGATGGAACCAGGTGTCATCGGGCAACTCGATGTCCTCGTATTCGTCATCCATCCACTGTTTGCCGTACTGGTGAATTTCTAGGCAGCCAATCATGCCGCAAATGAGATCGCGCGCACGAGAAATGGTCGGAATCTGGATGGCGGCCAGCCGGTCAAAGCCGGTGGTGTACGTCATGAAGTTGCCGACCATGTTGTTACCGGCGTAGCCGGTGGCGGCACCTACTTGGGCTTTGGAGTCGTTGGGGATTGCGCGTTTGAGCGAGAAAACAGCCATCGTGCAGTCAGTCTAGGCGCTCGATGCGATCACAGGTCGGTTCACCATCGGTCGCGGCTTGCCACACATACCGACAGCCCACACGAGACACCGGGCTAACTCGATAGGGCCAGATGACTTGGTCGAGCTCAACGCGATAGCACCAGGCGTCTTGACAGCGACAGCGCGACCTACGTGCTCAGCCAACATGGTCTCGCCAGTGTGCGCAACACGGCCTTCGTTGATGAGCGAGCGAACCATCGATGTGTGGCGGCAAATTTCTTGGTAGCCGACTAGGACTCGGCGACGCTGAAGATCAGTAGGGCAATTCGTATCAAGCGTCGGAGTGATGGCGACAGTCAGCCCAGGATTCGACGCGATTTGTTGACGGATGTTATCCCAAACCTGCGTCACGGTTTCGCACATAAACGCGACAGTCGCAGTCAACATCCCAGCACTGTTGCCGTTGCAACGAACCGCCACGTACCGGCCATCGTCGACTGCTACCTCGACTGCGAGCACGCCACCAGGCAGCGGCGGCAGCTTGGTAGCGCAGCCTTCCCACTTGCCTGGCGCAAGCCACGAGAGCTCTGATTGCACCCATAGGTTCACGCTAGAACGCAGGAAGCCTGCGCGGTTGGGCGATTTGGCTTCTTGCTCAATGGTGCGTATGTCAAGCGTGTGGCCGAGCGCTGGGTTGGAGTATTCCCAAGCACCGGGTGACATGGGGTCGGCGTCAGGTGGCGGCGAGTATTCAGCTAGGTAAATGCCAGTGGCTTTGTGCTCATCAATGGCGCGAATGCCTTGCTCACGCCAACGCATCATCGCAATGCTGTCCTCCGTGCCGGCCGTAGACCACATTGAGCACAACGGATTAGGTCTGGCACGTTGAGTCGGCAGCAAACCAATGTCGAGTGTCTCGGAATCAATACCAAACACTTCGTCGGCAATGATCAGGTCAACAGACATACCGTGACCGCTCGATGGCCTGGCTGCTTTGACGTGCCAAGTGCTGTCGCCAATCTTGATGCTGTTACGGCCGTAAGCCCACGTCGCTTTGACATCAAATTTGGCTTCAAGTGTTGGCGCCAAATCCTGAAACAGGGCAGTCGCCAAATCGAGCCGGTGCGCAGTCGAGAGAATCGTTTGCGGCCCAGCCTCCAGGCTGTATTCCGTCAACCACCATCCGAGCAGCGCTTTGAGCGCAACGGTTTTACCGTTCTGTCGCGCAACGCTGACAAGTGAAAGAGGGTTGCACCATCGACCGTCTGCGTCAACGCTGAGCTGACCATCGAGAACGTGACGCTGCCAGGGCATGAGCTCCACACCGAGAATCCTCCGAGCCCACTCTGCAACATTTGGCCCATACGAGCCGGCCGCATCCTGCACGATCGTTT